GCCAGCGCGTTGGCTAGCCCAGGGGCGCAGCTAGGCTTCTTCTAAGTCGAGAGGCCCGGCCAGCAATTGCCAGTCGGGCCTCAGCCTAATTGCCCCGGTTAGCTCACCTGCCGAAGCGGGCGCGCTAAGCTGCGCGCAGCGTAGCTAACTGAAAGCTGCCCGTGCATAAATAGGCTTGTTAGTGGGCAGAATGCTTTGATTTTAAGACTTTTTTTTGTTGAAATGAAAATTTACTAGACTACTGCATTATCTTGGTCTTGTCAATCACCCTCATCTTTTCCACATGAAAAAAAACCTTCTCTATTCGGTGCTCTTGCTTGCCGTTGGGGCCTGTCAACAAGCAGATGTAAGGCCAACTACTGCACCAGGTACCGCTTCCCACAGCGCGTACGAGGTGGCTGAAACCAACAACGTGAATTGTGGCGACCCGCAGAGCGTGAGTAGCTATCTGCTGCGGTGGGGTTTTGCCGGGGCGAATACAAATGGCTCCAGCTACTTCTATCGGCGAACTACTTATGGCATCCAGAACTACTCGGCAGCGGCGTATCAACCTCTGCGCGTAGATGTTCGCTGGGATTCGCCACTCTGCTTTGGGCCGCAGGCGGCTAATTACTTACGGCTGTATTTACATCTTCCTAATGGAACCAACTCTTACATGGGGCAATTCAACCCCTCCGCAGGAGACAGAATGACAACAATAAGCATCCCGCCCGTCGCCATCAGCAATGATTTGTACGTGCGATATGACGACGCTGCCGTGGGGGAATACTATGTGTATGCCGAGTACGGCATCTCGGGAAGCACCTATATAGGCGCCGCCGGTAGTTCCAGCACTTCAAATACACCCTTGGCCTGCGCGAAGGTGTTGTATGAGTAGGTGATTGCGTCCTACTGCTAGCCGAAGCGGGGTTACATCTTATCGATGTAACCCCGCTTTTTTATGATTAAGCAACTCAAAAAGCCTGACAAACTCGACAAATACAGGTCGCACCTGATGGAAGGGGCCGACCTCAAGCCCGACGAGCTGGAAATGCTCGCCCGCTACCGCAAGGCCCACGGCCTGCTGTGTCTGGGCTTCAGCCGCAACCAGGTGCTGGCCACCTTAGAAAAGGAATACGAGCTGAGCCAGCCGCAGCTTTACACCATCGTGCGCGAAAGCATCCTGCTCTACGGTTCCATCGAGGAGGTCGATAAAAAGGGGCAGCGCGTCATTTCCGTCGAGAACTACAAGCTGCTGGCTAACCTGGCCCGCAAGGCCGGCGACATCGGCAACGCCATTCGGGCTACGGAGCTGGCCGATAAGCTTCAGGGCCTGTTTGAGCCCGAGAAGACGGTGCTCGACCCCAAGGCCTTCCTGACTCCGGTCCCGATGGACTTCAGCACCGACCCCGCAGTACTGCGCGAGCAGGAAACGCAGGATATTGATTTCGAAGACGTAAGCGTGGAGAGGCTAGGCAATGCAAAGTAAGGAGGCACGCCGGCGGGTCTACGTCAACGAAAAGCAGCGCCAGTTCCTGGCTGCCAAGCAGAAGCGCCGCAGCTACGTGGGGGGCCGGGGCTCGGGCAAAACCACCGTGGCCGGCCACGAAACGCGGGTCGAGATGAACTACCTGCCCCGGGCTAAGGGCTTTCTGGCGGGCCTCACTTACACGCAGCTCACCAGCAACACGGTGCCGGCGATGGAAGGGGCCTGGCAGGCCCACGGGCTGCGCGAGTACGACCAAAAGTCGGGCTTCGGGCACTACGTGAAGGGCAAGCGCCCGCCGGCCGACTGGATTAAGCCCTATCAGCCCCCCAGCAACTACGAGAACGTGATTAGCTTTCTTAATGGCTACACCATCCAGATGCTGAGCATGGACCGGGCCGAGCTGGCCAGGGGCGGCAACTACGACTTCGGCCACATCGACGAATCGGCCTTGATGAAGGAGGAGCACGTGAACAAGATTCTGCGGCCCATGATTCGGGGCAATATCTACCGCTTCCCCAATAACGGGCACCACCAAACCTTCTGCGATTACACGTCCGTGCCCTGGCTGCCCTCGGGCCAGTGGGTGTTCAAAACCGAGGACCTGGCTAAGGAGAAGCCCGACGAGGCTTTCTTCTTGGAATCAACTGCTTACGATAACGTGGCCGTGTTGGGGGAGAAGTACTTACGTGACCTGCGCAATGGCATGACGCCCCTAGAGTGGGACGTGGAGGTGATGAATAAGCGCCTGACCAAGCTGCCCAACTCCTTCTATCCCAGCTTCAACGCTGAGAAGCACGGCGTTTGGAAAACCTACACCTATACCCACGACGATAAGACGGGGCTCACCCTGCCCCTCGATAGCGACCGCGACCCGTCCCGGGAGCTGGAGCTGAGCTTCGACTTCAACGCGGCCTTCACCTCGGTTATCGTGTGCCAGGAGAACGGGCAGGAGTTTCGCTGCCTGGATGCGCTGTGGGTCAAGCAGAGTGCCACCACCGTGCTCGATGCGTTGGTGAGTAAGTTCATCGCCGGCTATGAGAGCCACGAGCGCAAGCACGTGGTCATCTACGGCGACCGTAACGGTAACAACAAGCAGGTGGGTAGCAACCTCACCTTCTACCAAACAATCCAGCAGCAGTTGGCCGCGGCCGGCTGGACGTCGGTGCTGATGGTGCAGGGCCTCGACCCTGACCACCGCCTCAAGCACGTGGCCATCAACCAGCTGTTGGCCGAGACCAACCCGCGTCTGCCCGTCATTCGTATCAACCGCAACAAGTGTAAGTACCTCATCATCTCCATTGAGCAGTCGCCCATCAACCCCGACTGGACGAAGAACAAGAAGAGCGAGAAGAGCAGCATCGACCAGGAGCGGGCTACCCACCTAGCAGACTGCTTCGACAACATCGTGTACCGCAAGTATGGCCACCTCTTCGGCCAGGTGCAGGTGCATGAGCCGGTCTACTTCCTCGGCCGAAGCTAGCTCACCTAGTAGCGTAGGTGGCAATTGCCACTAGCAATTAACGAAAAAGGGCCCTGGACTATTGCCAGGGCCCTTTTTGCTGCCCGCGTACCCCCCAGGGGGCGTTCATATATACCCCAAAAATTGCCGTTTTGGCAATTGCCAAACGCTAAAGGGCGCGCACGGCCGCGTGGGTCAGACAATAATTTTCGGGCCTTTGGCGCGGCGTTGTGCCTGATTTTCGGTTAGTTATCTGAGAAACACGCAATAAAAAGGAGAAGCCTATTTGGCTTTCTTGTTTGAAGCTGGCTTTGGCGCGACCCCAGGCAGACAAAAGCGATTGCCAGTGCCGGTCGCATTCTTAAAGTAGCCCGCAGTAAAGGCTAGCTCGGCGTTCTTGTCGGCCTCCGCCTGGGATACGCTGGACATACCCTGCGTACTGCACCCGGAGCTATTCTGTTTGGAAGATTGATAGATGATGCGTGGCTCCTGGGCTGGTGCAGTTTGGGCAATCAGCTTTAGGAGGGCCAGGAAGACAAAGGCGGCCGTAAAAAGGGTTTTCATAGGTGATTTTCAAGTAGGTGAGTCGGTGGTTCAAATATAGGTAACTGCCGGTTAAACCGCTAAAATTGTTTCGTCCTACGCGCCGGTGGGCAAAAATGGCAATTTGACTGCCATGCAACGGACGCACATCAATATCAAAACGGTACTGGCGGAGATGGAGCTGCCGGATGGCCAGGGCCAGCCGCTGGCGTTCTCCATCGGCTACTACAAAACCAACGGCACGAAGGGCAGCAAGGCCGCCGTGCGCAAGGGCGGGCAATCGGGCGGTAGCACGCTCAGCGGCCCTGAGGGGCGCAGCGCCTTTCGCTACAAGGTCAAGGAAACAGGCACGGTGCAACTCGTGGACTGCGCCACGGGCCAGCCTTTCGCGCTCAAAATCGACCTGCTCTGCCACTACAACGGCCGGGACATCAAGCACGGCTAGGGTATGAAAGCACGCGATATCAAGGAGTTGGAGGGCGGTATTTACATTCTGCCCGGGGCTAAGGCGATAGTCGAACTCACCGGCAGCGACAAGGCCCAGGACGTGAACTACGGCGCGGCCCCGCTGAGCCAGGGCGGCTACAAGATTGCGCCCTGGGGCGCCGACAACCTGCAACCGCAGGCCCTGCTGGCGCTGGTGCATAACAACCACCTCAAGCCGCAGCTTATCACCACGGCCCGCGATTTTCTGCTGGGCTCGCGCATCGGGGTGTTCTCGCGCACCATCGTGGACAAGAAAATCGTGCTGGAGCCGGTCATCGACACCGAGATGGAGGACTGGTTCGAGGCGATTGACGGCGATTCGACGCTGCAAAGCCTGGCCTACAACCTCGAAACGTTCGCCAATTACTTCGCCGCCCTCTCGCTGGAGAGCAAGAACTACGTGGAGGCCGTGCAGAGCTTCGACTGCACCACCGTGCGCGCCCTGGTCACGGCCAAGCCCCGGCCCGAGAAGTACGCCCTGCACCACGACTGGCGCAACTTCCGCGCCGACGAGGCCAAGATTCTGCCCGCCTACGACCCATTGAACCCCAGTAAGTTCGGGGATTGCCTGCTGCACGGCCGCGACTGGACGCCGGGCCAGAAATATTATGACATTCCGCCCTTCTGGGGTGGGCGCAAGTGGACGGAGGTCAGCAACAAGATTCCGCGCTTTCACAGCAGCGGCCTCGATAACGGCTACAACGTCAAGTATCACATCAAGATACCGGCCGGCTACTTCGACCAGTTTGGCGAGGCCGACGCCCGCAAAAAGGCCGAACTCGACCTGATGGCCAACATGAACGAGATGCTGGCCGGGGTCGAGAATACGGATAAGGTGTTCGTGAGCAAGTTCGCCGTCGATGGGGGCGGCAAGATGCTGCCGGGCTGGGAAATCGTGCCCATCGAGAACAAGATGAGCGACAAGGCCTACACGGCCGTGAATCAGCAGGCCAACATTGCCCACACCAGCAGCCACGGCATCGACCCCAGTCTAGCGGGCATCGACACGGGCGGCAAGTTCGGGGGCTCGGGCTCCGAGAAGCGCATCAGCTACCAACTGCACGTGGCCCTGCGCACGCCCCAGAAGCGCAAGATTCTGCTCAAGCCCTTCCAGGCGGCCAGTAAAATCATGGGCTTCAACCCTGCCCACTTCTTCGGCTTCGAGGATATCGACATCACGACCATCGCCGACAACCCCACGGGGAAGCAGAAGGTGGCTAACTCCTCCATGTAAGGGTATGCTTTTCAATACGGTAGAAGAATTGCGCGAGTGCCTGAGCACCGTGCACAAAAACAACTCGGGCTCGCTGCTCAGCTACGTGGCCACGGCCGAAACGCTGCACCTGGTACCGGCGCTGGGGGAGGGGCTGGTGGAGCAGCTGGGTAACCTGCCGGCCACCGGCGCCGCGCCCCACCTGCTAGCCCTGCGCGACAGGCTGCGCAAGGCCCTGGCCTACTACGTGGTGCTGGAGGCTGCGCCCTTCCTGGCCACGGTGGTAAATGATATGGGCATGACGGAGACGAGCGCCCCGAACGTGGCCCCCACCCGCCAGTGGAGCTACAACAACCTGGTCGAGGCGGCCTCGGCCACGGCTGACAAGCTCTTCGACGCGGCGCTGGCCTGGCTCGATGCCCACGCGGCCGACTACGCCGACGAGCTGGATTCGAGCGAGTATCGTAGTCGCAAGCGGTTGCTCATTGCCACGGCCGACGAGCTGGGCCAGTACGTGGCCACGGCCGGCAGCCGGCGCTTCTTCCTGGCCCTGCTGCCGACCTTGCGCCGGGTCGAGGACTTCGACATCGAGGACTTGCTCGGCGCCGAGTTGCTCGAAGACCTGCGCGATGGGCTGGCCAGCGGCCTGCCCCCCACGGCCGCCACCCGCGAACTGCTGCGCCTGGTGCGCCCGGTGCTGGCTCACCTGGCCCTCGCCCAGGGCGTACTCAGCCTGAGCGTGGCCCTCACCGGCACGAGCCTACGCCTGCTTTCCGACAACGAGGCCGTGCGCCAGCGGCAGGCCGCCAGCCCCGACGCCTTGAGCGCGCTCTCGCAGCAGGCCTACGGGCACGCCGCCCGCTACCAGGCCAAGCTCGCCGCCTACCTCGACCAGCTGCGCCCCACGGCCCCGCCCGTCACCATCGAACTCTACGACAATTCCGGCAAACCTTCTTTCTGGGTCTAATGCTACGCTTTTACATTTCCGTGCAGGCCGTCGAGCTGGGCGCCGTCACGCTGGCCGGGGTGAGCGCCTTTGTCGAGGCGCACGTGTGGTCGCCGGCCTACACCTACTACCTGCTATTGGTGCTGGTGGTGCTAGACGTGCTCACCAACAACCTGCTCAACAAGAAGCCCCTGCGGCCCCGGGTGCTGGCCCTGCGCCTGGCCGGCTACACGGTGGTGCTGGCCCTGGCCCACGGCTTCGCCGCCCACGAGCCGGGGCTGGTGTGGCTAGCCCAGCTGGTGCTGGCGCCCTTCGTCATCGTGCATCTGCGCCGGCTCATCATCGCCTTCGGCAAGCTGGAGCTGGTCGATGGCGACGTGGCCGAGCTGCTGAGCCGGCGCATCACGGCCCGGGCCGAGCGCGCGGCCGAGGCCGAGGCTGAGGCCGAGGCCTTGCCCACGCCCGACGCCACGCCGGCCGCCGTGGCTAGCCCCGAACCCCTAGCCGCCGTTTCCTGATGCAGACCTTTCGTCTCGACGGGCGCCCGCACCGGGTGCCCGAAAACTGGGCCGAGTTGACGCCCGCCCAGTTCTTTGCCGCTGCCCCGCACCTGGGCGCCGACTCGCTGGCCGGTCGCCTGGCCGTGCTGCGCGCCTGGTGCCCCGGGCTGCGCCCCAAGGATATTCGCCGGCTCACGCCCGGCCAGTTGTGGGACGTGGGCACGCTCACGGCCTGGGCCTGGAAGCAGGAGTTAGATACGGCTGGCGTGACCGAGTTCACGCACCGGGGCACCACCTACTGCCTGCCCGAGCCGCAGCTGCGCGATGCCGAGGTCATCGAGTACGCGATGGCCCGCATCTACTTCCAGCAGTTTGCCCACCCCCAGCGCCCGCAGCCGGCCGCCCTCGATGAGCTGGTGGCCTCACTCTGCCGGCCGCTGCGCGCCGACCTCAAGAAGGTGAGTCGTGACCCGGCCTGGGACGGGCAGCGCCGCGAGCGCTACAACGCCAAGCTGGCCGAGGGCCGGGCGAAGGAGCTGGCCGATGCGCCGCTGGGGGTCAAAATCGTGGTGCTGCACCACTTCCTGGCGGCGCAGCGCTTCATTCACCGGGCCTACAAGGAGGTGTTCAAAACGGTCGAGCAGCCCACCGGCCCCGCGGCGGCCCGGCCCCGGCACAGCGACGGCACGGAGATGCTGGAGCTGCTGGCCACCCTGGCCGAGCGCGGCCTCTATGGCACCTACGAGCAGGTAGCCCACACCTCGCTGCACACCATTCTTTTCAACCTGGCCCGCGAGGCCCGCCACCGGCGCGCAGCCGAGAAAGAAACCGCATGAGGATTTCTCCCGCAGGGCTCGCCCTGATTCAAGCCGTCGAGGGCTTCCGCGCCCGCTGGTACCGCTGTCAGGCCGGCCGCCCCACCATCGGCTACGGCCACGTCATCGTGGCCGGCGAGCAGCGTTACTACCACGTGGCGCTTACCCAGGCCGAGGCCCTGGAGCTGCTGCGCCAGGACGTGAACCGGCAGTACGGCGCGCACGTGGCCGCCCGCCTGCACCGCGACGTGACCCAGAACCAGTTCGACGCCCTGGTGTCGCTCTGCTACAACATCGGCACCGGCGGCTTCGACAAGTCGAGCGTGCTGGCCCTGGCCAACGCCGGCGCCACCTCGCCAGCGGTCATAAAAGCGGCTTTCGGGCTCTGGACTAAGGTAACCGACCCAAACACCAAGGTCAAGCGCGTGAGCGCGGGCCTTACGGCCCGCCGTGCCCGGGAAGCGGCACTCTACCTCTCGTAAGATGAAGTACTCTACTATCAAAGAATGCGATATAATGGCCTTTATGGCCGGTATGTGGAGCGCCGTAATCTTCGGCATTCTGGCCCTGACGCTGGGGTTGAGCCTGGGTAGCTGCACGGCTAGCCACCAGCCCGCCCCGCTGCCTCCGCTCGTGCCAGTGGACGTGGCCACGGTGCAGCGTCTCGACTCGCTCACGCTTCAAAACTGGCTGCCGAGCGATTTGGCGGGCCTGCCCCCGTACCTGGTGCCGGCGCCGGCGGGCTCGACTCCTAAGCAGCGCCGGCAGTGGCAGAAGGCCCAGACCCGGAACCTGGCCCTTTCGGGCATCCAGCCTACCAAAATCAAGAACAGCAGCGTGGCCAGCGCACCCGGGGCTACGGCCATCAACCGGCCGGCCTCGACCGTGGCCGCCGCTGCTGGCAGCGTAGCTACCGATGCGCGCAAGGCCGGTCAGCGCGGCGGTGGAGGTGTTGCCACGGCGCCAGCCGCTTCCGCTACCGGGGGTACTCTTACGCACCAGGGGCTACCCTGGTGGTTCTGGGTAGTCGTTGGTCTCGGCTGCTGTGCGTTGGGTTGGCGGCTGGCGCGAAGCACATAGGTAGAAATGCGGGGAGTATAAATACCCTATTTGATGCATTGTTAAATAGGGTAATTATACTCTTTTATGAATAGGGCGCGAGAGATGAATTTTACTGTGCAAGTCAGGCAAAGTAATCTACACATAATCACTCCCTTTACTTTTCTTCATCATGGCACAAGACCAAGCCCCCCTGATGCAGCTCAGCGCAGCACAAACGCAGGAACTGCTCAACAACATTAAAGGTAGCATTACCCTATTTGGGGTTTTGAAAATCTCGTGGGATATCGACATTTCCATCCCGCAGGTAGTCATCACCGTGTCCATTGTCACGCCCTTCGGAACGAAAACGATTGGCTCTATCACGCTGAACCCGCAGCATCCCACTCTGACAATCGGCGGCAGTTTCCTGGGCTTCACGGTTAAGGCGACGTTTACCCTCGACACCAAACAAAAGGTGGTAACCTACGACCTCACCTTCTCCGGGCCTGGTATCGGCAACCACCAGAAGAGCGGTATCCTGTTCCACTACTAAGCATTCGCAAACCCGACTTGCTTTTGAGCAGGCTCACTTCGGTGGGCCTGCTTTTTTGCGTTTAGAAAGTTGCCTTTTTCGTCCTACGCCTCGACTGCCTGTTTTACCACCTTGGGGTATGGATTATCAGGACGAATTCAAGCGCATCCTCGACGAGGAGGTAGGCGACTACGCCGCCCGGGCGCTGGCCCTGCTCGCGCAGGCCATCCAGGCCAAGGGGCTCGTGCTGAGCGAGGAGCTGCTCCACTCCCTGCGCACGCAGGTAGTGGGGGCCACGGCCCAGCACGTGGCCACGATGGGCATCCTCTTCGAGCAGTACGGGCGCATCAAGGATATGAAGGGCATTTCGCGCACCAAGGCCCCGCCGCTGGAAGAGATTGAGGCTTACGTGAAGAAGGTGGGCGTGAGCCACTTCGCCTACGTGCCGGGCTACAAGCACGGGCAGTTTCCGCTAGCCAGCAAAACGGCCATCAACCGCATCGCCTGGGGCATCGCCCGGGCCAAAGTGCGCGACAACGACCAGGTAAAGCCCAAGTCGTGGTTCAGCAAAACCTTCTACCAAACCATCAACAGCTTCATCGACGCGGTAACCTCTCGCTACCTCGTCGCCACCGGCACGCACATGGCCGCTAGCATTACTATCTAATGGCACAAGTCAGACAGGATAACGTCCAGATAAAGCTGGAAATCGACGGCTCGCAGTCGAAAACGGAGCTTGACAACCTCACCCGCCGGGCCCAACTGCTCCAGACGGGGCTAAAGGAAATGAAGCGCGGTACCGACGAGTACATTGCCGCGAGCAAGGAGCTGCGCGAAGTGAACGCGCGCATGACTGAATTGCGCGATAAAATCGGCCTTACGGGCCTCAGCATCAACCAGCTCGGCAAGCTGGGCGCGCAACTCAACCGCGAGTTGAAAGACCTGGTGCCGGGCACGCAGGCATTCATCAACAAGGGCAAGGAGATTACCGACGTGGAAACGCGGCTGGCCCAGGTGCGGGCCGAGGCCAAGGGCGTGAAGGAGGAGATGGGCACCGCCGGCGGGGGCGTGGCCGAGTTCGTGAAAAAGGCTGTTGGCTTTGCCGGCATCCAGCTGGGCGTGGAGGCCGTGGTGGGCGGCCTCAAAGAAGCGGGCCAGGAAATATTTGCCACCACGGCCAAGTTCGAAACCTTCGAGGCGGTGCTCACGACGGCCCTGGGCGATAAGTCGGCTGCGCAGTACGCCATGCGGCAAATTGCTGACCTAGCGGCCACCACCCCGTTTTCGGTCGATGAGCTGACGGCCAGCTACGTCAAGTTTGTCAACCGCGGCATCGTGCCTAGCACGGCCGAGATGCAGAAGCTGGCCGACGTAGCCGCCTCGCAGGGCAAGAGCTTCGACCAGCTCACCGAGGCCGTGCTCGACGCCGGCACCGGCGAATTCGAGCGGCTGAAAGAATTTGGCATCCAGGCCAGCAAGAGCGGCGACCAGGTAGAGTTGTCGTTCAAAGGCGTGACCAAAACAGTGGCCAATACGCCCACGGCCATCAACGCGGCCCTGGTGGGCTTTGGGGAGCTGAACGGGGTGATGGGCTCGACGAAAGCGATTTCGGAAACCCTCGACGGGCAGACCTCCAACCTGGGCGACACGCTGGACCAGTTGGAGGTGCAGATTGGGCAGGGCCTGCGCCCGGTCTTCGTGTTGCTGCTCACCACGGCCGGCCAGTTTCTGGACTTTCTCAAAAACTCGAAGGGGCCGCTTTCGGCCTTCATCAACTACTTCCTCGACCTCTACAACAATTCGTTGCTCGTGCGCGTGGCCGTGCAGGGCATTGTGGTTGGGTTTCAGAACGCCTACGCCATCGTGAAGGGGACGCTGGGCTTCCTGGTAACGGATTTGCTGGCGGCGGGCAAGGTTATCAAGGGCGTGTTTACCCTGGATTTTGGGCTCATCAAGGAGGGTATCAACCAAGGGGCGCAGGGCCTAGTGGACGCCGTTAAAAAGACGTGGGGCGAGATTGGGCAGAATTACAAATCGGCCTTTACCCGGGCCGCCAGCACCGATAAGGTGGCCCTGCTGGGTGTGTCGGATACCGATGCGAAAGCCGCCGCTGATTCCTTCGACAAAGCTGCGGCCCGGGTGGGGGCGGCTGCCAAGCAGAAAGCGGCCGCCGATGCGGCCAAGAAGCTGAGCCTGGAGCAGCTCAAAGACCGGGAGGCCAACATTCGCGCGGCCCTAGCCCTGGTGGCCAGCGGCTCGGCTGAGGAGTTGCGCCTCAAAAAGCTCGACGTGGCGGCCAAGCGCGACGTGGAGCTGGCCGACGAGAAGAAAACGGCCTCGGAGCGCAAACTGATTCGGGCCGAGGCGGTGGCCAGCCTGCGCAAGCTCGACGAGGACTACCAGAAAAAGCAAGGCGAGGCGGCTAAGAAAGCGGCGACCGAGCAGCTGGAGGTCGAGAAGCGCATTGCTGACCTCAAGGCCGGGCTGCTGACCGACGAAACGGAGAAAAAGGTGCAGCAGCTCCTGGCGGCCGCCGATAAGGAGAAGGCCACGGCCAAGGGCACGGCCGAGCAAATAGCCGAGCAGCGCCGCCTTATCATGGATAAGCTGGCCGTGGACGTGGCGGCCGTGCGACAGGCCCAGGCCTTAAAGCAGCAGGAGGAAGAGATGGATATTGAGAAGCGTAAGAACGGGCTCATTCGCAACGAGTTTGACCGCCGCGCCGCCGAGTTGCAAACCGCAGCCAAAGCCGAGCAGCTCAAGATTCTGGAAACTGATACCAACGGGGCCGAGAAGCGCCGGCTCATTGAGGCCAAGTTGCAGCAAGACCTAATGCAGCTGGGCCGCGACCGGGCCGAGCAGGAGCGCGAGATTGCCGCCCGCATCCTGGCTATTGACGATGACATCGCCATGCGCCGCATCCAGAAGAAAAAACAGACCGCTAGCCTGTTCGGCCGCGCCGGCGAGGAGGCCGCCCAGGAAGAGGAAACCCTGCGCAAGCAGCAGCTCTCCGAGCAACTGGAAATGGATTTAGCCAACGAGAACCTATCGGCTAACGAGAAGCTGGCCCTGATTCGCAAGTACCACGCCGACGTAAAGGACGTGGAGCAGGAGCACCGCGCTTGGTCAGAAATGAATGAGAAAGAGAAGTTTGCCTTCGCGGTAAACCTGGCGAGCCAGGGCATCCAAACGATTGCCGACTTTCAGAAAATCGGCACTGATAAGGAGCTGGCCAAACTCGATAAGGATAAGAAGGCGCGCCTGCTCAAGCTCGACCAGGAATACAAGGCCGGTACCATCAGTAAGGAGTCGTACGAGGCTCAGAAGTCGAACATTGAGTCCAACTACGACGAGCAAACCCGCCAGCTCAAGAAGCGCTCGGCCGAGAAGGAAAAGCAGCTCAATATTGCCCAGGCCGTCATTGCCGGTGTGCTGGCGGTGGTGAAAGCCTCGCCCGACCCGATTATGATGACCGTGGCTGGCATCACGGCTGCGCTGGGCGTTGCCAAAATTATTGCCACGCCCATCCCTGAGTTTGAGGATGGTGGTGTGTTTGGCGCTAGCCGTCCTAAGCGTGGCTTGGCCAGCAAAGTAGCCGGTGCAGCTGGCAGAGCTTGGCGCGGGGTGAAAGAATATGCCCGCGGTGGGCGCATCAATACTACTGCCGGCGTGGCCGACGTCGGCCAGCGCCACAGCGGCGGCGGCATCCGCATGGTCGATGGGGCCACGGGCGAGCACCTAGGCGAGTGGGAGAGGGGCGAGGCGTACATGATACTCTCCCGCGACACCTACGCCAAC